CGGACGACAGCGGGGGTGATCATCCGAACACCACCCGCCGATAGGGCGCGATGAGACTGTTGACGTCGCGGTCGTTGATCGGCACGCGCGCCGGCCCGAACTCACCCATTCCCAGGAACCCGTCGGGCGAGTTCCGGCGGGCCAAGTAGCGGGCCGTCAGGAGCCTGACAGCCTGCACCAGATCCTCCGGAACATCCCGACCAGGCCGGGCCGGCCGGAACCTGACACGCGCAGCCACCCAAGCGTCAGCCGACCGCCACGCATTCGCAGCCTGACGCTGATCATGCGTGGAGAAATCGGGCTGCACCTGAGACCACACGGTCAGGACTCCCGGCTCGACGTCGGCCATGGCTCGGCTCAGGCCCCGCCGCCGGCGGCGACGGACATCTTGCAGAACGCGGTCGGATCGAGGACACCGGTGGCTGCGTAGCCGCCGTAGGAGACGCCGATACCGAACACCTTCGGTTCGACCGCCTGAAGCAGCCCGATGCGCTCCTCGTAGAACTCGGCCAGGTTAGAGCGGCCGAGGATGACGGTGCCGGCGGGGAGACCGGGGACCATGATCCGAGGAATGTCGAGGATCGACCCCTCGAACCCAGAGACGCGGGCGGCGCCCGGGTTCTCGTTGGTGGCGGCGGTCACGTTCGCCATGGTCAGCAGGGTCCCCAGGGAGGCCCACATGTCCACCGAGGTCCAGATGGTGTTGACCAGGCGCAGCGAGGAAGCCCGCTTGGTGCCGTTCCCAGTCATGGCCTTCACCGCGGCGCTGTACAGGCCCTTGACCCAGCTGGCCAGGTCGTCGGCGGCAACCGTCTCCGACTGGGTGACAGCGGTCGCGAACTGCTGCGCGGCCCAGTCCTCGGTGTCGGTGCCGTAGATGACCTGCAGATCTGAGATCACTGAATCCCACGCTGACGGGGAGGTCCAGTCGATGTCCTGCCGGGAGATGTTCACGAACCCGCCGAAGGTGTGCTTGGTGAACGGCACCCCTTCGATCTTCAGAGCAGAACTGATCAGCTCGCCCTTCTCATTGGTCTGCTCGGCGGTCTTCGTGTGACCGGTGATGTGCGGCCTCTCGAACGACTTCCCGGCGATACCGGCCAGCGGCTTGGCGCCGATCGAGGAGACGAACGGGCGGGCCCCGTCGAGATCCTGGAGGATCTCCCCGACGATCGGAGACGGCAGCAGCCCGGGAGTGTCGGCGGTGGTCTGATGCTCACCGGGCTCCACATCGTTGACAGCACGCTGCAGCGCCATGACGTCGCGCCCCAGAGCGGCCGAGACGCGCTGCTGCGCGTCGGGGGAGGGGGCGACCTGCGCGCCGGCGTAGCCGACAGCCCTGATGTAGTCGGTGATGAACTGGCCGGGAGTCTTGTAGGCCTGCTCGCGGGGTTCGATGGACAGCCTGCGCTGCTCACCGTCTCCGCGACGCTGCCTGGCCTGCGCAGCCGGCTTGTGGACCTGATGCTCGGCGCGAGTCTTCTCGAAGTCCTCGAGGGGCTTCAGCTGTGCGTCAATCTCGGACATGCGCTGACGGGCCGACTCGACGTTCTTCAGCTCGGCGTCGACCAGGTCGCGCTCCTCCTCATTGGCCTTGTCGAGCAGCTGGGAGATGAACTCCTCCTGCTCGGAGCGCTGCGCATACAGACGCTCAAGGACCGGGTTTCCCATGATGAACCACCTCTCCAAGGGGTGCGAACAGTGACTGTGTTCGCTCCTCCGTGGTGGCCCATCCCCCACATCAACTGGTGGCCCGTGACGCCTTGCTCCGGGTTGTTGTGGTTCGTCTCCGGCGGGGAGCAGAAGAGCCTGCGCCCTTCTGGTCATTCATGCTGGCATCCTGCCGCCCTGAAATTGCTCGGCCGTCCTTCGTGGCCTTGGCGTGCTCGGGTTCGGCCCGCTCAGGACGCGGCTCAGGAGTCTCGGCCTCGGCTGTCAGATGCCCGGCGAGCATGGCGTTGACGTCTGCGCGCAGCGCGGCCAGATCGGCCGGAGACGGCAGCCCGGTCACGATGCACTCCTGCGGTTCTGAGCGAGCCACTGCGCCCACGCCTCGCGCTTCGGGAACACGAGCTCATGGTTCGGCATCTCGCGGCGCTGCTCACGTGAGCGAACCTGGGAGACCTTGGCGCCGGCGAAGGCCGGCGTCGGTGTGAGACTGACCTCGAGGAGTCGCGACTCCAGGCGGGTGACCTTGTCCATGCCATCCACGCCGCGGTTCGGATCCCAGTCCTCATCCGGCACGTACTCCCACTCGCTCCGGATCGGAGCGAATCCGATGCTCAGCCCGGTCAGCATCCCCTTCTCAGCCAGATCCGCGGCACGCTCGGCCTCCTCCGAAGAGTCCATGCGCCAGGTGCAGTCCAGCCCGTTGTCATTGTCGTCCCACTCCTCGGACACCCCCACCGGGAAGGACGAGTTGTTGTGCCACAGCAGCAGCGGCAGCTTCCGCGCAGCCTCACGAATCGACTTCGCGAACGACTTCGGAGCGTGCTGCTCCGCAAACCATCCGATCGAGGTGAGCGTGTTGTACGGCACTGCCCTCCCGCTGATCGTGCGACCGTCAGATTCGACGTCAATCAGTTTCAGCGCGGCCGCAGATGTGCGCACCTCCGGCGCCCGCAGCGTCACCACGTCACTCATGCCTGAACCTCCTGTGTCACCGGCGCCGCCGGCTGAACATCGAACTCATCGCCGCCATCCACCGGCGCCTTCCCCAGATACGACCTGGCCTCATTCCGGGTCAGAATCTTCGCACCCACCGCCTGAGCCAGGAATCCGACCGTCGTCGGCATGTCATCACCCAGCAGCGCCTGGCGATCGAACCGAAGATCGGTGCCCGGCGGCAGCCACGCCCGCCCCCACGCCTGCTCGAACTGGGAGATCATCAGGCCGAGGGTCTGCCGCATCAGCATCAGGAACATCGGGCCCGGCGATTTGTAGGTCAGGCCGGACGATTCCCCGCCCAACCAGAACGAATCCAGGTTGAACATGTTCGCCACATCCACCCTGCTGAGTTTTCGGGCCTCGGAGAGCTCCTGATCAGCCGGCGACCACGCCAGCTTCACAATCTCGGTGCCATTCGGCAGCACAGCGGGCTCACGTTTCGGACCGCCGTACTTCTCCACCCATGACTGCTTGGCGGCGTCGGCCTCTTCCTGGCTGAGCTCGGAGTTCGGCACCACGATCGCCACCGATGGGACGGCACTTGTGTCGAGCACTCGCGCCTCGTAGGCCTGCTGATCCGCCACCTTCCCCAGAGCCGCGAGGTGCTGCTCCACCACGCCGACGCCGATCAGCGTGTTCCAACGGTTCGCGCCCCGTCTGACGTGGATCACGTCCCGCGAGTCGACCTGCACGCCGTCGATCCAATAGATCGGGGCCCCGGTGACAGGCTCCTCGGTGACAGCAACCCTCGGCGCCGGAACCCACGCCATCGTCAACGGCCACCCCGCCTCACTCCTCGAGGTCACCAGCGAGATCGCGTTCCCGTGGATCCACCAGTCCATGAAGTTCTGCTCCACGAACCAGGCAGTCTCCGCGTCCGGATCCGGTCTGGTCAGGATCATCCACGGCCACTGCGACGGCGACGCACCCACCCACGCGTTCATCGGCATCGTCGCCGGCATCGACGCCACAATCCCCAGCGCCCGAGCAACCTCCGGGATCCCCTTCGCACGGTCCGGATCAGTGGCCATCGTCCACCCGGTCAGGACCCCCACCGGCCCCACGTTCAGGGTGCGCACCTGCTCCGACGACAGGGCCCCCACCTGGTACACCGCCATCAGAAGATCCTGAACGTGGGCTTGACGGGCTCGACGTCGCCAGGATGATCAGCGGCCCACACAGCCGCCGTGGTCGATTCGAGCACCGTCACGGTCACCTCCGAAGTTTTCGCCCACATCGTCAGCCCAGTCTTCGTCTCCCGAAGCCCGGCATGACGCATGGAATCCTCCAAGTCAGGATGCCCGTCATGTGACACCGAAATTGGCGACTCCTCCACCCCCGACTTGAACCGGATACACGCCGACCCCCAATCACCCATGGACAACTTCAGCAACTCCACGCCGTGCGTCGTCAGCTCATCGGCCACATTCCTGCCCGGCCCCACATGATTGATCGCCACCGCCACCGGATGATGCGCCGCCACCAACTGCTCAACCGCCGGCGCAACCCATCGCGTCCCCGGACGGTGCGCAATCTGCTCCGTCAAAGCGACCCCGTCAGGCCGACGCCAGGCCGCCGTGATCGACGCATCCACACCGTCCTGATCCACACCCACACCGATCCCCACCAACGCCGTCTCCGGGATCTGCTCACGCGTCCGCGCCCGACCCCACTGCAGTTCATCGATCACCGTCTCCGAGGCGGTCTCGTCGGCATCAAGACCGCCATACGCCCGCAGGAACCGGGAGCGGGACTGTGCGAGTTCCGACTCCAGGAAGCCCCGCCGGATCCCATGATCACGCCGCGGGTGAGCATCCAGCGTCAGATCCAGGAGCTCGTCGTCCTCGAGCAGCGAGGTGCGCACCTCGCCAACCTCCTCGGGCAGCCCCCACTCGAAATGGGCCACGCCTTCACCGCTGTCGCGTTCGATGGCCTGCCGGCCCTTCTCCCTGGCATCCTTCAGCCACTCCGACCTGCTAGTGCCGGCCGCAGACAGAAGCCACGCCTGCCCCGGCTTCACACTGAAGACCGGCACCCAGGCGTCCTCAAGCGCCAGCTTGTCGGCCATCGAGAACCACCACAGCTCATCCACGAACACCAGGTCCGGCTCATCACCATGGATCGCGTTCTCCTTCGGCGTGAACGGCCGGAAGAACGACCCAGAACCAGGCCAGGACAGGCCCTCGTGGCCGATCGATATCTTCCGCTTCACCCGATCACCCATCGCAGACCTGACTATCCGCCCCGACACGTCACCCCACCGCGCCAGCGCGGCATCCCCGGACTGTGCCGTCATGAACGCCCGCGCCTCCTTCGGCTGACCGCACCGGTGAGCCACAAGCCCAGTCACCATCGCCGTCTTCCCAGACCGGCGCGGCGCCAGCACGTGAACCTCGTTGTAGGCCCACGAGCCGTCAGGCAGCACCTCCAGGGCGACGTCGAGCACATACCGCTGCCACGGGAACAGATCCATCCCGAAGATCGCCTTCGTGATCCTGGCGACAGCCGGACCGAAGGACGGCCGCTCAGGACGCCTGCGAGTCGCCCACCTCGGGGCCGGCCCCCAGGAGCTCGGCCACTCGACCGGCCCCACCATCGGAAGCCGCGTCATCGTCTGCGAGTCCATCGATTGCACCTCCCTTGATCGCCTTCAGCAGCATCAGCATGCGCGTCGTCGCCGAGATGTAGCCCGGCCTGTCCTGCTGGTTCCGGCAGGAGTCCGCCAGGTCGGCCGAGTCCTTCAGCATCTCCGCCAGCAGTAGCGTCTCCGGGTTGCTGGAGCCGACCTCTTTGGCGATCGCGCGGGCCGCCTTCCCGAACCGGCCCGCCCCATTCCCCCAACCATGCGCCCGACTCACGCGACCTCACCGTCCCAACGCTTCACAGCAGCCACCTTGTCCGCCTCCGACAGCAACTCGATCCCCACATTCCGCGCCCCAGGCTCATGCACCCACCACCACATCGCCACCGCGCGCGCAGCAGCCTCCCGCGTTGGGTGATAGCCCAGCCAGACGAAGCCAGTGCGCCCGCCTGCTGCCGTCTTGACGCTGGCTTTCCACCGTCTCTCGCGCTTGTCCCAGGAGACGCCCCTGAACCCGCTGGTGTTCCTGCGGTTCATGCCGCAGCTCCTGACGTTCTGGCGCTGGGTCACCTCCACCAGATGCTGCGGGTTCACGCAGACCGGCGTCTCACACGTGTGATCCAGCACCATCCCGCGATGCAGTGCCCTGCCACCTAAGACCCAGGCAACGCGATGCGCCAGCACCATGGTCCCGTTCAGCTTGAAGTGGCCGTACCCGGTCGCCACCGTGTGCGCCGTCCACAACCAGCAGCCACCGGGCCCCGCGGAGCGGTCAACCTTCGCCCAGAACCGGGCCTCCGACCCCACGAGGACGGCCCGATCCAGCGGAGTCGCGCGGTCGATGTTCGAGGTCATCGGTCAGCACCTCCCCGAGAAGACGGATCCGAGAAAAAAAGCAGCAGGGGGGCCATCGGCGATGTCTGGTCTGACCTGGGCCTCAAAAAAACTGGGGTCGCTCGGCTGGCTCACAGGTTCGACACAGCTTCGCGGGTCGGTCGCGCCTCGGAGTTCGGCCCGCGGCTGCCGTTGCCGCCCCATCCCTCCGTGGCGGCGATCTGACGGCCCTTCAGGGGCAGACCCGAGGAACTGTTCCCCAACGGTGTTCTGTCGCGTCTGCGCCCCCATTGTGGAGGTCTCAGGCATAGTTTCTGCTGTCTCGGTCATTGGAGTCCTTCGGTGAACCACACTCGTGATGGTGTTGGTCGGTCTGGTGTCTTGGCGTCGTTGGCGTGCTCGAGGTTGCAGCTCGGGTGTTCGGGTCTGGTCTCGGCGTCGCTGCCGCCGTGGTTGCGGTCGCGGATGTGGCCGAGGTGCCAGTTGTTGGGGTCGAGTGGTCCGCGGGCGCCTTGGCAGCGCCAGCATTGGATGGCGCCGGCTTCGATGAGCGGCTGCCACTGCTGGCGGAGTTTGCGCCAGGCGTTGGTGGATCCGCGTGGGGTGAGGCTGGATGCTCCGGTCATCGTGTGCGGTCCTGCCCGAGGATGCGGTCGACTTCGCGGTCGATGTCGGCGTGGACCAGGTGGGCTTGGGCGGTGACGAGGGCGATGTCGGTGAGGGTCTGCCGGTCATCGGTGGTGGGCAGCTGGTAGCAGTGGGCTCCGAACCTGCGAGCCACCATGCGGGCACCTCGCTCCGGGTGGTCCCAGGGGCCGGGCTTGGAAGGGAGCCGGTAGACGTGGCCGGCTGGCACGGACGGCGGGTCTGGTGACCACAGGACGATCAGCTGCCGCTGCTCCCGCTGGGCCTCCATGGCTTTCTGGATGATCGGCGCCAGCGGCGCGAGCTGGGCCATGAGGTGGGCCATCACCCTGGAGATGACGACTCTGGGCTCGGGCTGGATGCGGTGGCTGCTCATCACAGCCACCTGTCGGTGCTGTGCATGTCGTCGTGGCATTCCTGGATGGCGCGCATGATGGCTGCCTGTCGTGGTCCGACGATGTGGGCGGCGCGTGCTTGGAGTGCGTCGAGTTGTCGGGCGCGGATGGTGCGGAGTCTGGCGCGGTCGTGGCGTTCGAGGATCTTGAGGGTGAGCCATCTGGTGAGGAGTCTCATGCCTGGCCCCCGTCCGTGTTGGCGCCGATGACGTTGATGGTGAGGACGAGCGCCTGGTCCGCGGTGAAGCCGGCCTCGACGAAGGCGTCGTAGATGACCTTCGTGTTGAGGGCTGCGGCGCGGATACCGTCGACCTGCTCGGGGGTCATGCCGATGGGGGTGAGCTGGCCGAGGAGCTGTTGGATCTCGGCGTCGAGGTTGGGGGTCTTGTCGCGCTTCATGCCAGGGTCTCCTCGGCGGTTGATGTGATGGGGCCGAGGACGGCGATGGTGGCCTCGGCGATTATGCGGGTCCCGTCAGCGTCTCCGGTGAGCTTGAGTCCGTCGGAGGTGACCGCCTCGGTGATGTTGGTGTTGCCGATCCAGATCTGGCGGATGCGTCCGTCGATGCGGCCGGTGTCGGTGACGATGGTGAGCTGGTCGCCCATCGAGAGGCGGTTGGGTCGAGGGTCGAGGGGTTCGCCTCCCGTGCGGCGGTCGATGTCGAGGGAGAGGTCGGCGATACTGTCGGCGATCCTCGCGAGGTCGGGGTCGGTGGCCTGGAGGCGTCGGGCCGCGGCACGGATGGCGGCGTAATCCTCGCTGGCGAACTCGGTGTCGAGGCGCGAGATCAGGGATTCGATGAGGTCGGTGTCGGTGTCAGCCATGGTTGGTGGTCCTTCCTGGGGTGGGGAGTTCTGCGATGGTGTGTCCGGTGATCTGGATGTCTGGCGGCTGGTAGTCGCCGTCTCCCAGTTCGCTCCTGGATCTGCGGAGCCAGGTGAGGTATTCGGCCGGGTCGGTGGGTGCGCCGGTGAGTGCTGCTTCGGTGGATTCGATGCGGGCGTGGCGGAGTCGCCGCACTTCGGAGATCACGTGGCCGGGCTGGATCCAGAGTTGGTCTCCTGGTTCGAGGGGGCGGCCGCCGATGATGGCGACGGCGTCGAGGGCGTCCTGGAACTGCACGTTGGCGAGAGCTTCGGCCCATGCGTTGCGTGAGTCGTCGTTCAGCTTCTGGGCGGGGCAGT